AGGCGACACCCAGATCATCGTTCCAGTTGACGTGGTTGACCGCCCCCCACCCGTCCTTGACGAAGGCCGCGAGGTTCGTGAAGGCGCCCGGGGCGAGGATTTCTCCCTGGCGGTCTTTATTTCCAAACACCGCGGCGTACAGCTCGAAAGAACCCCCGTCGCCGAGGGCCTTGACCTCGAAGGCGAGCGATTTGTAAGTCAGGTCGGTCGTGGACGTTGGCATGGGCGGAACGCTCCCGGCCCGGGAGGGTAGACCCTCCGGGCTGCGAGTAACGGGCGTCGGGATGGGGATCAGATCAGGCTTCGGGCTGGTCCAATGTGGACGACCATTGCGGGTCTTCAGGGCCGCCGTATGAAGGCGTGAGGATAGGAACTGCCGTGCATTGGCAGCCGGGGTGCCCGGGAGGCATGCGAATCTGCGAATACGTTGGATGGTCGCCGATGACCGCGAAGGCTTGGCCCAGCCTCACCTTGCCCGCCTCGGCCACGATCCGATGGCATAGGGGGCAGGCATCCGAGGAAAGCAGCCATTCCCATCCGGCCACGATGCCCGACTGCTTCGCCGCTTCCTCTTGGGCCGCGTGGACGGCGCGGCTAGCTTCCGTCGCCGCGATGCGCCTGGCCCGCCACGTCTCGGCGGTGTCGAAAATCTTGTTGACCCGCTTGGTCAGCGCCGCAACCGACTCGCCCCGGTCGACCACTCCTGCGGTAAGTTCTTCGCGGAGCTTCGATTTCGCTTCGTTGAGTTGCAGGGATGTCGTTGCATTGGTAGCCGCACAAAAATCCAACGCCGCTTGCTCGATCATCCGACGAAGATGGGGATTGGTGACGCTCCAGGCGTTGGGATCGAGGCCGATCCTCGACCTCAGTTCCTCCCCGCCTTGCTCCCAGTAGACCGCGAGGAGCGGCGTCATCCGCTTGGCCATGTCGAGCAGGCCGGGGCCGAGGTCGGGGAAATCGAAGGAGGCGGGGTCAGAAGCCGGGACGCCCTCGTCTTTCGTGGCGAGGCGGAAGGCCAGGCTGTTCCGACCCTGGCCCGTCCGCGCCCGCTTCGAGGCTTTCGGCGAGACGCCGAGGGCCTTCAAGCAGGCGTTCCGCTGAGACCGGAAGACCTCACGTAGAGCCTTGCGGATCGGCTCGCCGGTGGGCAGCCCGTAGGTGTTGGCCTCGGGCTTGGGGCGGCGAGCGGCCTTCGAGCGTTTGGGGGTGGCGGTGGGCATCGGTCAGGCGTCGCAGGTATGGACGCGCTGTTCACCGGTGTGGGCGTCGATGATGTGCCACTGCCATTCGCGGCCGAGGTTCTTCGCCGCGTCCCTGGCCCGCTCGTAATGGTCGGAGGCAACCCGCAGGTCGAGCCAGCCGCCCCGGGCCTGGCCATCGCGCCAGGCGAACAAGAGGTATCGCTTCGGGCCGGGAGGGGACTCGGTCCCATATTCCCCTTCCGCCTTCATCTCCGGGTTCAACTCGAACCGCTCGATGACGCCTGTGACCGCCTCATCCTGGGAGGTCTCCAGATAAGACTCCACCTCGACCGTGACCGCCTCGTTGACGTAGGCCCGGAGCGTCAAACCGCGGATATGCTGCGGGATGCCGAGAGCCCGGCGGAGGGCATCGACGAACTGGACGTGACTGCCGCGGACGAGGGATGCCATCACGCCACCGCCTTTCGCTTCGGCAGCGTGAATGCCCCGGGCTTGTTCGCCCGAGCGATGCGCCGCCGCTGGCGTCGGGTGAGATTCCTCGCCACGACGGAAGGGGCGAAAAGCCAGACGCCCGGGGAGGATGAGGGGATTTCGCCGAAGGTGGCGGGCGTCCCGGTCCCGTAGATAGGCTTTCCGAAAAGCGTCTGCATGTGCTCAGTAGCTCCACCGGCCGTCGTGATGCCCATTCGCCATCGCCGCAGACGCAGCCTTGGTAGCGTCGCCTTCGTTGTCGTCCACGGGTGGGCCGCCATCCTGACCTAGATCCTTGGGCTGGGTCATCTCGGCCATGGCCGTCGCCCGCTCCATGTCCTCCGGGCTACCCGTGCCGGGGAAGAACCGATCGCCATCGACGTCCGGCTCGTAGCTCAGGAGTTCCCGTGCCTCGTTGAGCTGCAAGAGGCCGCTCTTCCACTCGTTCGTGATCCGGGTCGAACGGGCGTTCGCGTCCTCTTGCAGCTCGGGGATGGCCGAATAGTCGTAGGCGAGGGCGAACTTGTTGGGGTCCTCGTACTCCACCAGCAGTTGCCAGAGGAGGGTCTCGCAGATCAATTCTTGAAGGGCCTGGATGGTGCCCCACGAAGTGGCGTTCGCTTCCGCGAGGTTCGAATAGGTCTTGTTGGGATCGGGCAACCCAAGGCTCATGGAGGCCACGCCGATGGATGCGGCAATCCTGGCCACGGCGTTGGCGGGAAGCTTATCCAGCCGCAGTTGTTCGGGGCTGAAACCCGGGGCCTGGATCTTGATCGGGGCCGTGACGACCAACGGCTCGCCCCGGCTCTCCCCGGACGTGAGATCCTTGATTTTCCCCTTGATGATCTCCATCGCCGGCGCCGCGGCACTGACGCCCGGTTCAGGCGAGACGACGAGGCTCGGCACGCCCGCGTTCCGCAAAATGCTCGCCGTGTACCCGCTCTCCTCGTTGACCGTGCAGACCTCCCGGATCTGCGATTTCAACGGGGCCAGCCCCAGCCGATCGTTGCGGGGGTCGATTCCGTCCCTAAAGTGGATGACGTCCGACGCAGGGAGCGGGTAGGTCACGGAATCGATCAGGACGTCCCAGCCCGAGAGGTATTCGCTGCCGTCCGAGGGATACCGGGGAAAGACCGCGTAGTGCGGCAGCCACCAGAGCCCGATGACCTCGCCCGAGCCGGAACGCTGTTTGTAAACGTAGGCGTTGCCGTCCACGACCAAGCTCAACCCGATGGCCTTCTCCAACGTCCGCCGGGTATAGAAATCGTTCGGCCGGTTCCAGCGGCTCAGCACCCGATGGACGTAGACGGGGCGTTGATCGCCGTTGATCGTCACCCGGTAGAGGCGCAAAACGGGGCGCGGGAACCGATCGCCCAGCCAGCGAAGGGCGATGGCAACGACGCTGTTCGCCCAGAGATCGCCCGCCTCCCGATCGTAGTCGTATCTCGACCCGGGCAAGAGAAACCGTGCCCAGCCGCCGACGCCCATGCCGCCCCAGCGCTGCCAGAGCCCGAGGACTCCGGAGCCCGTCCGGTTGACGAAGACCTTCAGTCGCGAGAGGAGGGAGGGCATCAGCACTCGACCAGGACGATGATCGGATCGCCCGCCTTGATCGGCCCGTCATCCCGAGGCGAAGGGATCACCCAGACGCGAGAGCCCTCGGCGATGGGCTCGTCGAAAGTGTTCCACGCCTCGATGGGCGAGCCCTGGAACAGGACCAAAACCTTCGCCATCACGCAGGCTCCTCGGGAGGGCATGGTTGGGTTAGCGACCGCCAGACTTCCGGGACATCGGGACGGGAGGGGCACTCGGGGCGGCGGGCCCGCCCTCCCTTGCTTCCCGGAACATGGGCTGACAAAGCGCATCCGCCTTGACGAAGACGCTGCCGACGGGGCGATAGCCTTGGGCGACCCGCTGGTTGACGGCATCGACCAGCCCGAGGAGGTAGAAGCCTTCGACGATGATGTAGGGCTGATCTTTCGCCATGTCAGATCGCACGCTCCAAGCAGCCCTGGGGATGCCAGGCGGGGAGCCCGAATTCCTCCCTCAGGCCCCGCACATACCTGTTCGCGAAGGCGCGAGCGTCGATGTCCGGATCATCCAGCGTCTCGACTTGGACCTTGAGCGTCTTCCCGTCAAGGTCGGGGGCATCGTAGAGCCAGAAGGAGGTCTTCGTGGGGTTTTGACTCACGACCGGATCTTTGACGGACCGGGGCCGATTGTATTTCTCCATCCCCGGCACCCACGTAGCCGAGCCCGGCCCCAAATCTTCGTAGCCTGTCGCCATCACACGGCCTCCAGCCACAGGACGCCCCGCGAGTCCGCGTAGGCCGCGGCGTACCTCATCGCGTCCATCCCGTGGTTGTCCTTGTCCACGGGGACTTCCTTCACCGGCTTGCCGTCCTGGCCCTTCGGCCAGATGTACCCGTCGACCTCCTCGGCCGTGCAGCACGGGAGCTTCGATTCAGCCAGCGATTCGTCCCGCTCTACCAGAGCATTGCGGAAGATGAACAACCGAGGCTTCCCGTCCCCGGCCACGCCCAGCCTCGCCTCGACCCCTTGCAAACCCGGCGTAATGGCCTTGTGGGCGGGTATCGTCTCGATGCCGTTCTCGTGCAGCGTCTCGCGGTCCTCGCGGTCATGGTCCGCGACCGTCGCCTCGATCCGCTCGTCTCCGGTCAGTTCCTTGATCTTCTCCGCGTGCTTGGCGACGGTCCGCTTGCTCATGTAGATTTCGCGATACAAGTACA